GTAGAAGCACTGCATGGCGAGGCATGGGTGCCAGCTATCTACACCGACAAGGGTTGGGCAACGGCAGACGGCTCTACACTGCTGACAGGTATTGAGGAATGGCGCGATGCCACTGAAGCGGGGCAAGGTAGCCAAGGTGATGGGCGAGTACAAGCGGGGGACACTTCAAAGCGGCAAGCCAGGCCCCGGCAAGGGTCCAAAAGTAAAAAGCCGCAAGCAGGCAATAGCCATTGCTCTATCTGAGGCCGGCAAATCACGCAAGGGTAAAAAGTGATGGCTAAGAAGCCTGGCCTTTACGCCAATATCCACGCCAAGCGTGAGCGCATTGAGCGTGGCAGTGACGAGCGCATGGCGCGCAAGGGTGAAGCAGGCAGGCCATCTGCCGCTGCATTTAAGGCTGCCGCTAAGACTGCCAAAAAACGCAAGCCAAAGAAGTGATCACCTATCGCGGCGAGCAGTTTGACGGCTACAACAAGCCGAAACGGACGCCGAAGCATCCGAACAAATCGCACGCGGTGCTCGCCAAGGAAGGTGACAAGGTAAAACTGATCCGATTTGGCCAGCAAGGTGTTAGCGGCAGTCCGGCAAAGCAAGGTGAATCTGCCGCGGCCAAAGCGCGTCGAGCTTCTTTCAAGGCGCGTCACGCCAGCAATATCGCTAAGGGCAAGATGTCTGCTGCGTATTGGGCCGATAAGGAGAAGTGGTAGCCTCTTGGCAATGAATCCAATCTTTTAGTTCTGCGACATACCAGCGCAGATCTTGCGCTTTTGCAGCGTGCCATCCATTGCCATCTTGGCGATACAACCGCTCATGGCGATCGATTGCATTTAGCAGTTCCTTGATCAACGGATTCCAAGGTTCGCGGATTGGTGTATTCCATTCGCGGGCCATTGCTTTGGCTGCTGGTACGATGGCAGCGTAATTAAGCCTGCGGCTTATCCATGTCTGATGAACAACAAACCCAAGAGTCTGCGACTACTGGGGTTGAAGCTGAAGCGTTGCAGCGCAGCGTAGAAGCACTAGAGCGCAAGAATCAAGAACTGATTGCAGAGTTGCGTGCAGCGAAGAAATCCAAAGCGCCAGATGGAGTAAATGTCGATGAACTGCTGGAGTTCAAGCGCAACTACGAGCAACAGCAACTCGAATCACAAGGCAAGTACCAAGAAGCCCGGCAGGCTTTGGAGCAGCAGTTCCGTGAGGCGACATCGGAGAAGGACAAGCGCATCTCAGAGCTTGAAACCCGCGTCCGTGAACTTGAACTGCTTACACCTGCTGTCAGCGCCTTGGCTGACATCGTGCATGATCCTGACTTGGTTATGAAAACCAAGTTGTCGCCGGACAAGATCGAGCGGGAAGCTGATGGAACCGTTGTGGTGGTAGACGGCTATCAGCGCACACCCGTCAGCGAATGGGCCAAAACACTGCCGGCATGGATGCAAAAGCAACCCAAGCCACAGGGCAGTGGCGCACCAACCGGCGGCAGCAATGGCGCCATCCCTGCCGGCATGTCCAATCCATTCAGCAGGGATAGCTTCAACCTAACTGAGCAATCAAGACTATTTCGTACAGACCGCGATCTATACGAGCGGATGAAAGCAGCAGCCAACCGTTAGTATTTCAGTGTCTGCTCGTGGTGGCTGCGCCACACAGAGCCTGGGGCTGCGCCCACATCCGTAAACCATTTCGGTGATTCATCATGGCGACTCTTCGCTCTGACATCATCATCCCCGAGGTATTTACGCCTTACGTCATTGAGCAAACCACCCAGCGTGATGCCTTCCTGGCTTCCGGTGTGGTGCAGCCGATGGCTGAGCTAAATGCCACCGAGGGCGGTGATTTCATCAACGTTCCTTTCTGGAAAGCCAACCTGTCCGGTGACTTCGAGGTGCTGACTGATAGCTCCTCCCTGACCCCCGGCAAAATCACCGCTGACAAGCAAGTCGGCGTGATCCTGCATCGTGGCCGCGCCTTTGAGGCTCGTGACCTTGCAGCCCTTGCTGCCGGCTCCGATCCCATGGCCGCCATCGGCGCCAAGATCGCTGATTACATCGCTAACCAGCGTCAGAAGGATCTGCTGTCCTGCCTTGCTGGCGTGTTCGGCAGCCTCGGCAACAACGCCTCCGCTTCTTTCGTTGATCTCACGATTGACGGTCTTAGCGGTGACACTCCTGCTGTGCTGTCGCCTCGTCACGTTGCTGAAGCCCGCAGCCTGCTGGGCGATCAAGGTGACAAGCTTGCTGCTGTTTGTATGCACTCCAAGGTCTATTACGACCTGGTTGAGCGCAAGGCTATCGACTATGTGTCGACTGCTGATGCACGCGGCACCACTACCACACAATCCGGCGGTTCGCTTGTTGCTGCTTACGGCGGCGAAGTGACCGTGCCGACCTACATGGGTCTGCGTGTCATCGTCTCTGACGATGTGCAAACCGAAGGCAGCGGCAGTACCACCGAGTACGCCACTTATTTCTTCACTCAAGGCGCAATCGCCAGCGGTGAGCAGCTAGCAATGCAGACAGAAACCGATCGTGACATCCTCGCCAAGAGCGATGCCATGTCGATCGACCTGCATTACTGCTACCACCCAGTGGGTGCCAAGTGGGGAGTCACCACGGTGAACCCGACTCGCGCTCAACTGGAAACCATCGGCAACTGGACCAAGGTCTACGAAACCAAGAACATTGGTATCGTTCGTAGCACCAACACCTCTAACTTCGATTGAGGTAACTGACCATGCCTTCTTCTATTTTTGAGTTGACTTCTGATCTTTCGGTTCAGGAGATCGCACTGAGCAAGCACCCCGTAAAGGCTGCCGCTAACGAAGCAACCACCCTGACTGCAGCCGAATGCGTCAACGGCGTTGTGACCATGACTCCTTCTACGGGTCGTGCGCTCACCACTCCTACCGGCGCTGAGCTGAAGACTTACATCGGTGGTCCGCTGGAAATCGGCACTACTTTCGAGCTGACTGTAGTCAACGTGGCTGCCGCCACTCATGCCATCACCTTGACCGCTGCTGCTTCGGGTATCACCCTTGGCGGCGTGGCTGGCATGGCCACTGTGGCTGCCGCTACCAGCGCAACTTACCTGTTTATCTGCACTGCAGTGGGCACTCCTGCTTTCACTGTTTACCGCAAGGGCGGCTGATAGATGGGACTGTTCGCCTTTCGGCGACGCCAGGAACGTGAGGCTGCTTCTAAGGAGGCAGCCTTTTTTCCTATTGCGGAGCCTGCACCTAAACTGACCTCAGAGGAGGCGCCTACCGATGGCAATCACAATCGACGCAACGGTAGGGGGCGCAAACGCCAACAGCTACCTGACGTTGGCGGCAGCGGAGCTAATCATTGAAGGTTTAGTTCAAGATGATGATGTAACTGCTTGGGCAGCAGCTACCACTGATCAAAAAAACCGTGCGCTTTATAGCGCAACACAACGGCTGGATCGTGAGCGGTTTCTAGGCGCTCGCGCTACCGATACGCAGGCATTACAGTGGCCGCGTACTGGCGTGCGCAAGCCTGATACATACATCAATACCTATGCCGTAGGGTTTCCATTTCGCATCACAACCGACTATTTCACCGACACTGAAATCCCAGATCAGATCAAAAAAGCTCAAGCAACCCTAGCCGTCTACCTCAACGGCAACCGAGACGGGTTGGGGCTGACCGGACTTGAAGATTACAGCAACGTGAAGATCGGCAGCCTGTCGGTAAGCATGAATTCAGGCAACATGCAAGCAGGCGCCGACAATGTACCGCCGATGATGGAGCGATATCTAACAGGACTTAGAATTAGTGGACCAGGCAACTTTTCAATCCGCCGGAGCTGACCCATGCCGCTGATCTCACCTGCTGGCAATGACGCGGTCGCACGGCGCCGCAACGATGGCAGCTACTCGATGGGAGTGGCTGGCACGGCATTTCGCTCAACCGTCACTATTACCCGCCCGAGCAATACCACCGCTTACACCGCTGGTGACGTAGTGGGCGACACGGGCGGCAGCGCCATCTTAACCCTAAGCAGCATCGGCCCTAGCGGCGGCTATGTGTTGATCCAGTCGGCAGCATTGATCTTTAGCGATAGCACCGTGCCAAGCGGTATGGGCGCATTTCGCGTCCATTTTTACAACGCAAGCCCGACTGCCATTGCGGATAACGCCGCCTTTGATCTTTTGAGTGGCGACCGCTCAAAATACATGGGCTATATCGATCTGTCGGCACCGCAGGATCTAGGTAGCACTGTCTACACCCAACTGGACTATCCTGGGCGCCTGATCAGGCTGGCAACCGACAGCAGCGCGTTGTTCGTTGAAATCGAAACCCGTGGAGCGTATACGCCGGTTAGCGCCAGCACTGTTGAACTGCGTGTTAGCACACTAGAGGCTGGACTCTGATGCGCGGCTCTGCAGCATTCCGAGCCAGCGTTACCCCTGGTGGAGCATTAGCTGGACCATGGGTACGTAATTCGTTGTGGACTGCAGCGCGTGCAGTGCCCTCGCTTGACCTGCGTTTTGCTGACAACAAGAGCCTAGTTGACGCCACCACCGGGCAGAACCTCGTCACCTTCACCCGCGCCAGTAGTGGCACGTTTGTGGGCAGCGATGGGCTGATCAAGACAGCGACGACGGACGAGCCCCGCTTCGACCACAACCCCACGACCCGCGAAAGCCTGGGGTTGCTGGTGGAGGAAAGCAGGACGAATTTGTTGCTGCAGTCGGAAGACTTTTCGACAACGTGGACCAGTTCTAATCTGACAACAACCGCTAATCAAATAGCGGCTCCTACGGGTGCCACAACAGCAGATCTAGTTACGGGCAATGCTGGCACAAGCATCAAACGCCTTAGGCAAAATGTATTAACGACATCTTTGGGCCCTTGGACTTTTTCGGTATGGCTTAAGACAGGCACAGCAGCATCAGTACTCGTTGCTTTGTTTGATAGTTCAGCAGGCGGCGCTAATAATGCGCGGACGACCTTGACGTTTTCGACGGGTGCGGTGTCTACGGCAGTTGTCGGAGGCACCGCCACAAGTGCTAGTGCGTCGGTTCAAAACTTTGGAAATGGGTGGCATCGCGTTTCACTAACTGGAACTTTTGTAACGGCACTTACCTCAGTTTGGGCTGAAATATGGCTCGACGGTTTTACAAGTACCGCTAGTGAAACTTCTTTTTACACCTGGGGCGCCCAGCTAGAAGCCGGCTCCTTCCCCACCAGCTACATCCCCACCACCACTGCCACGGTCACCCGCAGTGCTGACGTGGCCAGTATTAGTGGTAGCAACTTCTCTAGCTGGTATCGGCAGGATGAGGGGACGTTCTTTTCCAACACCGAACTACTACAAGGTGTTACTGCGGCTAACAGGTTTATTTTTGAAGCCAACGAGGGCGTCGCTAGTACAGGTGACAAGTGGGATATGCGCAGGACAGGTGGCGCCTCGATTCGTTCCGTTGTCAGGGATAGCGGAATCAATATAGCGGATAGAACAGTAAATAATTCCAGCAACAATATCCGAGGCGCTGCTGCACTGCAATCAACCAGCTTTGCGCTTGCTGCAAACGGAAGTGCGGCTAATGAAGTTGCTATTTCCCCAAGTGCTACGCCAACGCTTACGCAGTTAGTTCTAAACGCCGGTATTGATACGTCAAACTTACAATTCAACGGCACCATCCGCCGCCTCACCTACTGGCCCACCCGCCTTCCTAACAGCACGCTCCAGGCAATAACACAATGACAAACCCAGTAGTCGGCAACACTAATCATGACTGAAGAACTCCTCACACCCCCAACTCCCACCTTCTTCCGTTTCCCGGATGAGGCGACGGGTATCGCTGCACTGGAAGCTGCCGGGCTGATCGCCACCGACGAGGACGGCGCTCAGCGTTTCATCACCGCGAGCCACTTTCACTGCCTGGACGTGATCGGCCAGATCCAGCGTGGCGGCGAGTGGGATAACGAGGGCAACGTGATCACACCACCTGAGGCGCTGGATGGCTGGCACGTCAACTACCGGGGCGAACTGCCGGATGGGTGGGAGCAGTATGTGGTGGAGCCTGCTAACCCAGTTAGAGTCTGGCTATGAGCGTTCAACCCGGCCAGCACAATATTGCCATCCAGCGCCGGGCTGACTACGACCTGTCGCTGCAGTTCAAAGACAGCACTGGCGCTGCCATCAACCTCACCGGCTGGACCGCATACGCACAAGTTTGGAATGCAAGCCGCACCACTAAATACGCTGACTTCACCGTTACCTACACCAACCGCGCCGCAGGCACCATTGCTATTGCATTGACGGATACGCAAACCACTGCGTTTCCAGATGAGGCGTATTACGACGTGCTATTAGAAGATTCCAGCGGCTTACGCAACTACTACCTTGAGGGTATCGTGTTCGTCTCTGAGGGCTATACAGCGCCATGACATCCGTAACCGTCAACGAGACTACCAACACAGTCACTGTCACAACACTAGGGCCTGCAGGCCCATCTGGCGCGGCTGGCGTAATGGTGCGCGGTCAAGCCAGCAAGATGGATAGCGGCACCATTGACATAGTTACGCAGGGCGTGTACGTCTCCACCGGCTTAACCGGCACCTTTGACACCGCCACCGCAAGCGGCATGACGCTCGGCACCACCAACGCATTTGCGGTGAAGAACACCAGCGGCGCCACCAAGCTGATGCAGATCTACGGCAGCATCGAGGCCAAGACCGTCAGCGGCAACAACAAAGTGCTCGGCATCAAGCTGGCCAAGAACGGCACCGCCATAGATCAAACCGAATGCCGCGCCTTCACCGGCTCGGGCAACGAGGATGCCAAGTTGGTCACCAACTGGATGATCAGCATGGCCGCTAACGATGAAGTAGCACTGTTCATCGCCAACCACAGCAGCAACGTTGACATCACCTTTGCGCGCGGCAGACTTGTAGCCATCGAGGTGTTTGCATGACACTAGCCAGCCCTTTACGCAAGGTTGCCAGTAAGTTAATGGCCAGGTTTGGTGGTGTTGCAACACTGCGCCGTGTAACACCTGGCGTTTATAACCCAACTACTGGCACCGTCAGCGAATCCACCAGTGATACCGCATTGCGTGGAGTGCTGGAAGATGTAAACCTGCGTGAAGTCAACGACCTTATCCAAGCTGGCGATAAGCGATTGATCGTTGCAGCAGCTGATACTGCTGCGGTGCCTACAATGGCTGATCGCGTCATTATTGGCGGCCGCACATTGCAAGTAATTGAGGTGCGCACCATCGAGCAGGATAATGAGCCCATCACCTACGAGCTAATCCTGAGGGACTAATGGCACGCTCAATCCGCGTTGGTGATATTGGCGACTACTGCAACCAGCAGATGGAGAAGTTGCTGCGGGTTGCTGTGTTAGAGACTGACTCAAGAGTCAAACAGGCAAGCCCTGTCGATACTGGAAGGTTTCGCGTTAGCTGGCAGGTAGGAGAGAATGCAGCGCCAGGCGGGGAGAAACCTGCGGGGACCTACAGCGGCACGCCACCATTGGATCGCATTGGCTACAGCCAAGAGAAGCTTGGCAATGTTTACAGCGTGCACAACAATCTGCCGTATGCAGAGCCTCTTGCCAATGGCAGCAGCAAACAAGCGCCGGCGGGGTGGGTGCAAGGCATTGCTAAAGACATCCAAGGCTTTGTGCGCGTCAACGCTGACCGCATCGGGAGAGAATCATGAGTAGCACTTACAACGACGTTCGTGCCGCCATTGAAGGGCGCATTGCAACGCAGATGGCGCTGTCGCCTGCGTATCCGGTCAGCTATCAGAACGTGCCATTTACGCCACCCAACAACACGCCATGGGTGCAAGTGTTCATCCGTTTTGGCGATAACAGTTACGCCACGCTGCTGCCGACTGGTGGCGTTGGCTTCAACCGCCAGACTGGCACGCTGGTGGTTAATGTCTTTACGCCACAGGGTCAAGGCACTGCTGCTAATTTCACCATTGCAGAGCGGCTAAAGGATTTGTTTGATCGCGCCAAGTTTTCAAGCATTATCTTTGACGCAGCTTCAGGGCCAGCGCAAGTAACACCAGCAGCGCCTGAGCCTTACTTTCAAACCCAGCTAACTGCTACGTTTGAAGCCTATCTAGACTGAATCTAGCCACTACCGTTCACAACATGGCTGTCACTGTTTTGTCCGGTACGTCCGGCGCCCTTTACTACAAACCCGCCGGCACTAACGGCAACTTCCCCGAGTCTGGCGTCAACGCCAGCACTGATGTCATCACCGTTCAGCCGTATCTGAACTTTAAGGCAGGCGATCCGGTCAAGTTCCGCGTTATCAACAGCCAGACCGGTGGATCCGGATCCGGCACGCTGCCGTCTCCGATTGATGCAGCTACCACCTACTACGTGCTGAGCTACACCGCAGCCACTGGCGCGCTGACCGTATCCACCGCTGCTGGCGGCACCATCCTTGCCATCACCGACGACGGCACAGCCGTGGCACCTAACGAGTTCGAGGTGTACTACGCCGACTATGCCGCCGTTGGCCAAGTGCAGTCATGGTCGTTTGAGATCAGCCGCGCTGAGATCGACGTGACCACCATCGGCCAAACGGCTGGCCAGTATGCGCCCTTCCGCGCTTACATTCCTGGCTTCGCCGACGGCAACGGCACCGCAACGATCTACGTCACCAACGAGGACGCTGCGCTGTCCAATCGAATGGTGGAAGACGTGCTGCAGCGTCAACAAGTTGGTTGCGCCTTCAAGTTGTACACCGACAAGCAAAGCACCGAGGCCCTGAGCCGCTCCATCGCCATGGATGCCGTGCTGCTGACCGCCAGCTTGAACATCAATCCCGATGATGCCCAGCAAGTGGAGATCACATTCCGCCCGGCTGGTGTGCCCACTTTTGACTTCAGCACTTCTGCTTGATAGCTGAACGGCCCCGGCTTATGCTGGGGCCACCCACATTTATTGCATGGCATCATCTGCGCTGGCACGGCTCAAAAAAGCAGCCAATCTTCAGCCAATCAAGCGTGTTGTAACACTCAACGATGGATCTACGTTTGAGTTTTATGCCACGGCTTTGACCATGGCAGAACGTGAGCGCGCGCAGAAAATGCCCGGTGGCGATGACCCTAATGGTTTTGCGTTGAATCTGCTGGTGACCAAAGCAGCCGACGATGCCGGCCAGCGGTTGTTTCAGACTGGTGAAATTGCTGAGCTGAAAAACGATGTGCTTGACAGTGACCTGCAAGCCATGATGCTCGCCATCATCACCAACCCAGAGGAAGTCGAAACCGACATGAAAAGCACTGAAAAAGGAGCTAAGTAAAGACAACCTGCTGCTGCTGCAGCTTGGAGTTGCTAAGGAACTTGGATACAGCTTGGCACGATTAAATCAAGAAATAACGCTTGAAGAGTTGCTGATATGGTCTAGTTATTTTGAGCTGCAGAACGAAGAACAGGATCGTAGAATGAAGCAAAGCCGTAGGTAAGTCGTGTCGGTTGTCGCCAACGTTG